TTCTATTGCAACTGCGGGTGGAATAGGTATTTCAAATACTATTGACGCTGTATCATCAACAAACGGCGGAAGTATCACAACCGCTGGTGGAGTTGCTATTGCTAAACAGTTATTTGTTGGTGGGGTAGTAACTGCTGTAAATACAACTGAATCTACTACATCTAGTACAGGAGCGTTGGTTGTTAGTGGTGGGTTTGGTGTAGCTAAAAACAGCAACATGAATGGTTCTCTTACAGTAGCAAAAACATTTTCAGTAAATTCTACACAATCAGGTACTCCGGGTACAACAGGTCCTTATATTGCAGTTGCTAGTTCCACTTTTACAGATAATAACACAGCAGCTGCAGGTACGGCAACTACTATGGTTTTCAATAGTATATCTAGTGGTACCTTGGCGGCAACTAATTCTACTGTAACAACTACAAATGCAGCAACATTGTATATTGCTGGAGGACCTTCTGCAGGTACAAATCAAACAATTACAAATTCTTATGCTTTGTGGTGTGGAACAGGTATTTCTCGTTTTGATGGACCAACATATCCAAACATACTACAAGGTTATTTTTCAGAAGAACAACCGACTGGGACAAACGGCGGTACTTTTACGTCTGGTGCTTGGCGAACTCGTTTAACGAATACTAGCTCAGTCGATGCTGGGAGTGGTATGTCTTTAGCTACTAATTTAATTACATTGACCCCTGGTAGATTTCATCTACGAGCGGCTGCAGTTGGGTATAACGTTGGTGGACATCAAATTCGTATTCAGAACATTACAAATGCTACAACCCTTGTATTGGGTACTACTAAGATTGCTAACGCCAATACTGTATCGTCAGAGTCGAGTGCAATGGTTACTTTTACTATTACAGTCACAACAGTAATCGATTTGCAACACCGTTGTGGTACGAATCGTAATGGCTCAGGTTTTGGTCTAGCTGCTGGTTTTGGAACCAATGAAGTATATTCGTATGTTCTTATTCAGCGTCTTGGTATCTAAGGTGGTGGACTTGAAAAAGAAGTATTTATTACAAATTTTTTTTTACTAATAAGGAATAAGGTAACATGACAATTTTAATAAAGTATAGAATCTACTGCACAGTTGAAAACGTATGGACTGAAGGTTGGAGATCAGATAGTCAAGGAGAACCTATACAATGTTTTACAAATACAGAACATACAGTAAATGCCAATTCTGTACAAATAGTGGAAACTATTAATACAATCGAGTCAATTGTAAGGATTAAAGAGGAATATTCAATTGCAGGTGAACAAGATACAAATGGTCAATTTTGTTGTGAAGCATTTGAAATGGTTATACCAGCAAATTCTACAGTCATTAAAAGTATTGCATGGCAATATCCTATTAGTGTTTTGGAACCTTTTTTCATGGCAATTAGCACTCATGACGGTAATATATTAAATTCTATATCTGGACCAAACACAATAGTTGGAACTTTAACAGAAAATGTAGCTACTAACGCTACTATATTTGATGTTAGTCCAACTGTTATTCAATATGCTATAATTGGATTTCAACTACTTTTAAATGGTAATGTAATTGGGTGTATTAGTAATATAGATTCTGTAAATAGTAGAATAACAGTTACTGGTGGCGCAACAACTAATTATTCGTCAGGTGCATATGTAGGTATTCAAAAACATAATATAAAGAATTATAAATTTAGAGGGAGTAATTGTAGAGTATCTTTTGGAAGTAGTAAAATTGGTGGTTCATATTTAAAAAAGAATATTGTAACACAAGTTATTTATCAAAATCTAACCAATGACGAAAAGACGTTTAATTTTGAAGTTGAATACTTGTACTAATAAAACGTTTAAATATAAATATCTGTAGTATTAATAATAGTAATGACGAGTATATCAAGATGGAGATTATATTGTACAACAGAAAATACTTGGGTTTATAACTGGGGTGAAACTGATCCTACACAATGTGTAAATAATTCAGGACATACTGTAAATGGAAGCAGTTCTCAATTATTAGAGACTATAGATAGTCAAACATTTAAGGTTTCTAATTTTTATCAAGATACATTAGAATCTAGTAGAATTGTACAACAGACCCCTTTGATAGATTTAAAAAGTTTCCATGGAATTACAACAGAGAATATAACCAGTACAGTAGGTTCGGCAACAATAACAGCTACTACCAATAGTACACCTGAAATAAAAATGTCTATAGCTGGTACAACAGATGTGTGTAAATTAAGATCTGCAAAAAGGGGATATTATACTGCTGGTCTAGTTTCAGAAGCAGGTATTGCTTTAAGAATTCCAACACAATTGGTTTCTGGTAGTATTTTAAAATATGGTTATTTCGACGATACCAATGGGTACTATTTTAAACTGGTTGGATCTCAATTAAATGTAGGAATAATGTATAATGGAACAGAAACTCTCGTAACATATAATGAGTTTAATAGAAACAAATTAGATGGTAGTGAATCTAATGGTATTACTCTTGATTTTTCAAAAGGAAATATATTTAGAGTTCAATTTACATGGTACGGTTTTGGACAAGTTGTTTTTGGGGTTATTCAAACAGATTCTGTTAATAATCAAAAATTCTACCCAATGCATGTATATAATACAAATGGTAACACAAGTTGTGGAAATCCTTATTTGCCTATAAATATAGATTTTAGCTCGAATGGTTCAAGTCTTACAAGAGATGTATATATCGCAGGTAGACAATATTCTATTTTAGGAAAGTCTTGTTGTAATAATAGAAATAATTCTTTTATTTTAAATAATATAGAAAGTACAAATACAAATCAATTATTTAGTTTAAGGTACAAGACGGGGTATAAAACATGTCCTGTTAAAATAATAAAAATAAATGTAGAATCAAATGTAAATATTCTTTTACAAATATATAAAGATATGACTTTGTCTGGTAGTAGTTTTGTTAACAATACTTATTGTAATGAATCTTGTTTGCAAGTAAGTACAGCTGGAACTGCATCAGACGGGACAGTTTACAAATCGTGGCTACTTTTCGCAAATGACCAAAGAGAGATAATTGTAGAAGATTTTGACATGTACGAAGATGATACTCTTACATTTACATGGAAATCGTATACTAGTACTAATAGTATAGATATTTCTGTAGAATGGTCAGAAAAGTGGTAGAGAAAGAAATCTCAATAATACTCACATATGTAACGTCTAATTTAACATTCTTGTTTGTACACTACTCTATTTTCAAGGGTGTAAAAGTAGTTAAATATATAAATATCTTTTAGAGTAATTAGAGATGCTTGTAATTTTTATTTTTTTACCTCTAGTGTATTCTTTTGGGTTAAATGTCCATGGTATTATCGGGCAAATGGTGCAAGATAATATCAATACGGATGTTTTCCAAGTTGTACAAGGTTGTAATTACACGAGTAATTTCAGCACGGCTTCAGTTTGGGCAGACAAGGTTAAATACACGAATGCGTATAAATGGACTAGAACTTTACATTACTATGATATTGAGAACAATCCACCAGAGTACTGCAGTGAGTTTCGTGTTTCTGATATAAATACGAATACAAGAAATCTTTTTACTTTTATTAATGACACTTTGTCAGTCAGGAATAAGAACGAGTGTAATTTGGGTGGGGTTAATTTTAAAATACTATTACATTTGCTTCAAGATATGCATCAGCCGTTGCATTTGACAGGTAAAGAGAGGGGTGGGAATGGTGAAAAGTACAATTCGCATTATTCTTTACATGCTTTTTGGGATCATGTTTTGTATGATATATTTTTGGAGCGTAATAATTTGAAATCTTTGAGTTCCCAAGTAGTGTTTTGGCAAAGTATACTAGACAAGGATGAGGAGACTTGTGATGATATAAATATAAGTACGATTGTAGAGTGGGCAAATGAGATATCAAGACTTAATTGTATACTTGTGTGGAGATATAGACAATTAAATTACATAGAGAAAAGTATTCCTGTTTTGGTTAAATTAATAAGTGTAACTATTAGACATAGCATATGTATGTTTGAGCATTTGTATGATAGTAATCTGTTGTAATTATTTAAAATATATTTTCAACAAGCCAAGAACGAATCCTTTTTTCACGTGGGGCAATACGTAAACGTTGTTTACCTTTTTTCAAGGTAATATTTATGGATGGCGACGTCCAATGTAGTAATTTTTCTAGGGTGATGATATTCCATACTCCTGTATTAACTTGCAAGTACAATGAATCAGATTGTGAGTTACACAATAATATTCCATAAAACATATAATTATGGAATATTTGGTATTTTTTTTGTATTAATTTGTAAATCTAGTGTTTAAATTTAGGAATAATAAAAGTAGCAACACAAAGAAGGGTACACTCAAATCAAGATAAAAATTCCAACTTTGCTTTACCATCTTTTATACGTAATATATTGTATGATATGCCATAAACATGTAATTTACATTCAGGAACATTTTGTACATATTCTAATGCAAGTTCAACATTAGAGTACAATGAGAAATTTACGGATCCAGTGGGTTGATTAATTTCAGGTATTTCTGCAAAGGGTATACTGTATATATTTCTATTCCCAGCATATGTATGGTTTTTTTGTGGTGTGATTAGTCTATAGTAGGATTCATTTATTTTTTCAAATCTTGGTAGACCATTCATGTATAATTCGATTGTTTTAATGAATTCTTGTCCAGGTCTGTTTGTATTTCGTAATCCATAGTTGAACCAATCATTATTTTCTTCAGATTCTGTTTCACGCAAGACAAGTATCAGTTCTTTAATACTTTTATCAATGTTTAAAGTGTGTCGATTTGCAACAGAATTAGATTGTATATTGAAACTTACATCTTGGAATTGTTCTACGAGATAAATCAACTCTTCATTAATGTAATTATCTTTTTCTTCTTTGCTAATCATGTAATAATCTGCGAGTAATCTACACTCTATTATATTTTTTACATCTGGTTCAACAGTTCCATCATAAGAGACACATTCTTGAAATTTTCTCAATTTAACGCGTATTTTAATTTGATTATGGTAAAGGGCTGTTATGGGGATGGATGTACTTAATTTTTTATTGAACCAAAATTGCAAAGGGATGTAAATATCTTTTTGATCTATGGAATTTAATGGTAAAACATTTACATTATCGTATCTTCCAACAGATGAATTTTTGGCAAGTTTTTTATCATCAGGTGTAGTCATGTAATCAAGTATTTCCATCAAATCTCCAGTTTGGTGACTTATAACAAATTCACCAACTAGTATTTCAATATATTCAATAATAGAGTATCCAATAGCATTAGTCCATGCAACAAACGTAGAGCCAGTAGGTATGTCTAGTTTTGGTAATTTAATATGTAAATAAATGGTATTTATTAAATCTCCTTTGTATGGCATAGTAGCGGTGAGTATTTTGCCAAAATCTATAGTATCTGTAAAATCAACTGATACTATATTTTTAGAGAACGGTGCAATTCTACTAACATTGTATGTGAATAACGAGTGATCAAGATCTGGGTCTTTACCAAACAAGTAATTGTCCATGGGTCCAAGATTATTCAATTGGAGTGCTGCTGAGGTTGTACTACTTGTCATTACTCTTGCACTTGTTGATTTACTTATTACAAAAGTATTTAAATTAAAACTCGGGCGCAAATTACTCTGAGAACAAAGCCATTGTGATTGAAAAGAGATCAGAGTAGTCTTCATTGGAGGAAGTATTTACCGAATCGTCGTCATCTGTAGAAGAGTCATTTTCAGATATTTCTTCTTCTTCTTCGTAATTGTCATTGTTGTTTACAAGTTGCATATAATTTAATTGATCGTTAGAGGTGGTGTATATATTTAAAGTGTTTACATAATTGGAATACATTACTGGCGAATCATTTGTTGTTAACCTTAGGTCTACAATTTTTGAAGTCAATTCTTGATACAATAATTTAATTTCACTTCTGGCGTTATCATCCATTTCTATATTTAACGAGTTTACCAAGTGTGCATTATTAATTAGATTTTGAAAGTTTTTTTTAAGACCAACTACACTTTTTTCAAATACCTTGTTGGGATTTTTTATGTCTCTTCTACAAAACGGGCATTTATTGCATACACTGGTATGGTATGTAAAACATTTTTTACATAATTCATGTTTACATTTTAATTGTACTGTGACAGTTGAAGTTTCATAACATATACTACATTCTAATTGTTTTTTCAAGATTGTCATTACTATTACTATTATCCACTAGAATTTATTTAGTTGAAATAATAGTTTAAATATTAATTGCGAGTACAAGTAAATGGTGTGGACACAAGAGGATATAAGAACTTTGATAGAGGGAATACTAAAGTATGGCGAGGGTAATTGGAAGGATATAAAGAAAGAGTACATCGAATTGGGTAAAAAGTTTTCATCGCCAACGGCTCTAAAAGATAAAGTTGTAAATTTAAAAAAGAACAACACATATGATAATTGGATAACTCTAGTAACAACGGGTCAAGAGAATGTTGACAGATTAGATAATTTGACAGAGACAGTCAAGTGTAAATGGTCGTTCCATGAAGAGGAAGTTTTAAAAAATGCTTGGTATGAGTTTGGGGATGTCAAAAGAGTATGGAAGAAGATACAAGAAAAGTATGGTGAAGAGTTGAAGAATCATAAAAAGGATACATGGAGGCACAAGATAGTAATGATGCAAAAGGGTCAATTAAAGGATGTAGGAGGAGGTCAAGTAGAAGAGAGATTATCTAAATTATTGTACAAAGAAAAAGTGTTTAGCGGTGGGAGTGAGTGTAGTAACGTAAGTTTTACGTGTGATTGTGGTGTGGTTCATACATGGAAGTCAATGTTGTTGAGTGGTATAAAGTGTGAATGTGACAAGTCACTATCTGAAATGTTGGGTCAGGTAGAAGCTAATTTTAGGTGGGTAGTATATATAATATTGGATGAAAACAACAAGAATGGTTTGTCTGGCAAGGTGGCTTACGTGGGATACAGTAAGGTAGTAAAGAGTAGATTAAAGTCTCATGAAAAGGTAAAGGTAAAGGATTCAAATTTCAATACATTGCGTATAAATGTGTTGTTGAGTGAGAGACAATTAGTGGAGATGTTAAGACCAGAGTACAATGGAATAAACGGTTCCAAGTGCGACTGTCGAATAAAGGTGGACAACGAATGGAAGAATTATGAATTAAAGAATACAGGTTCCAAGTATGATAAAATATTAGCAACAGATATAGTAGCAGGTAGTAGAATATTAGATATAGATGTCCATACTAGTGCCGGTATAATATCTAGTAGGTTCGAGAGGGATCAAGACATTTCGTTTTGCATGTTGGAAGGTGAAGAAGAGTGTAAATGTACAAGAAAGTGTATATATAGGAAGATCGGCAATGCATTGCAGGGGCGTAAGATATGGTACGGTTTACTGGAGTACCAGGTAAAAAAGGAATTGAGGGTGTACAAGGATGTACCAAGGTTACAAGTAAATGTATCTTCAGTACCAGTGTGGAGTAAAGAGTATGTAACAAGTATATTAGACAGAAATAAAGAGATCAAGGCGATATCTAGGGACAAGTACAGGGGAATAATAGAGAGGAGTTGGGAGAGTGGTGTAATGTCACATTTCGGTAACCCATTGGAGGTGTACAATATTATGAGGTGCGAGAGTGATAGTGTACGTGAAAGTATACTAGTATGTTTCAAGAGTATACTCTCCCACATGACAAACAAGGAGTTGTGTTTATTATTTGGTTCAAGTTACGTGTCATTACGTGTGGAATATCATAGGTTACTAGTAGCATTAAGGGTAAATTTGAATGAGAGACGTCAACAACTGAGTAACTGGGAAAGTAAGAATTGGGCATTACTTTCAGAGGTAGAGAGTAGCGTGGAGAGTATGAGGGTCGAGTGCAAGGACATATATGAATACCAGAGGGTAGTATGGTATAAGATGGAATTATACCAAGGTTGTGTGAGGAACGAGTATAATTCTTTAAAAGTATTGAATTACGTCAAGGATGTGGATAATTACGTAGATATAGAGGAGGGTGTGATAGTATTGAATGAATACAAGACTAGTAATGCGCATGGTAAGCAAGTATTCAAGATAGAGGATCGAGTAAAGGAAGATTTGTATCGTTTATACAAGTATCGTATGGGCAAGAGTGAGGAATATTTGTTTATGAATAGAAAGGGTAGTAGGTTATCTGGTAGTAATTTTTCAGCATGTATGATGAATGGGTTAGAAAAGTATATAGGTAAGCGTATAGGTAGTCGTCAACTTCGAAAGATGACAATAACAGAGAGTTTAGGTGTCGAGGTAGGTATACATAACAAGGAGGATTTGGCAAGGAGAATGTTACATACGGTAGGAATGCAACAAGAGTATCGTAGAATAGTGTAAGCTTTAGAGTGTGGAATAAAGGTGGGTGGAATAAAGGTGGGTGGAATAAAGGTGGGTGGTATAAAGGTGTCTGTTTTGTTGAGTTACCGTCTACCAAAAACAAGAATGAGTCTAAAAAAATTCCAATGCAACACTTGTTTAAAAGGTAAATTCTAAAAAGTTTGATTTTTAAAATTTGTTAATATTTTTCTTGTAGAGTTTTCACGATACCAGGATTTACAGGAACATGAAATAGCAATGAATTTAAAACTATATAAACGAAATTTTGGGAGTCTAGATACGTAATACTTTAAGTAGTGTACCTTTTTTTTTTTAATATTGTTGATTTAATTTAGGGTATACCAGCATTTTTGTAGATTACAAAAAGAGTATGATTTTAGAGTAAAGAAAGAGTTGACTGTTGATGATTTTGTGTATTCTCAGTTGATTTCCCCAACCGTATCGTCTAATTTTTTGCAAGATTTTGTACCTTTCCAAAACTACTAGATTGGAAGTTTTGTATTATTTTTTTTATCGATTAGAAATTCCTTAGTACTATATAATAAAAGAGTAACCTGTAATATGTAAATGTATGCATCCTTTACGAATATTTGCTACAAGTCAGTTTAATAAATTTGTACAAGACGGTGTTGAATATGAACAAGATTTGTATAAATTTATTTGCGACATGTATCCTCAACACACAGGTCTAGATTATATTGTTTTCAAGAGAAATTATAAATATTTTCTGGGAATATTGCTTGAAAATATATATACTCATCCAGAGTTTAAGGAATCTTTTGTTACAACACCTTTAAAAGATATTCTTTGTACTACAGAAGCATTATGGGTACCATCATTGTACAAGTCATTGGTAGATTCTGATAATGAGATACAAAAGAAAGAATTGAGACAGGGACAATTCAAGTGTAACAATTGTGCCAAAAACAAGGAATATTCGTGGAATACGACATATTATGAATTACAAACCAGAAGTTCGGATGAACCAATGACGATCTTTATCACTTGTGAAACCTGTAAAAAGAAGTGGAAGACTTCTTGAATGGTGTAGTAGTAGTTTTATTTTTTTTAAGAATAAATGAATCAATCAGATGGTATCCCATTCGGGGAACGAAAATTGACCAATTATCTACTTTTTTTTTCTGTTACTACTGTATCTTTTATACAATTAATATTCAAAGGGTTTGAACAAGGAACAGAAGTTTTATTTCTATATTTTTCAATCAAAATCTGTGTAGAATTCAAGTTGTGTATAATCCATTAAAATATTTCATAAACCATGTTGTAATGGAGTAGTTTTAGTAAGACTTGAATATGTTGTTTTATATTCACAAAATGAATTTTTGTCTATAATAGTCAGGTTCAAGTCTGATACACATATAATTACAACTGCCATCGTTAAAAAATTAAAGGTTTGTTTAAGGGGATATTTTATTTAAAAATTTTTCTAAAAAATCTTCGAAGTATCACATCTTTGCGTAAAAAGAGCATACTACTAAAGAGTGGCAACGGTAGTATACCGATAACGGTAATAGTGGTAGCATGATATTTAAGTATCCAATTTTTGAATGACAGACAAGAAGTAAGGGTACGGTGATCTACATTTTTGTCTTTACAAGGAGTTGTATTATTGATAGAGTCTTTTATTTTTTTAGAATAGTATTTTCTACACTGCAAGTGTTCAATCCATAAGCTAACGTATGTAGAAGGTAATACGTTGCTACTTTTTTCATTCATTTCAAGTAACCTTAGTACATTTTGCTGACATTTATCATAAGTTGGTGTAGACATTTTTTGTATTTTTTATAATGGATGGATGACTTTTTTATAAGGTCGAGTGGAAGTATTCTGGAAATTTATTTTCCTTTTCACCATAAAGGTCAATGAATAGTTATAAATATGATACATTTTGTAACATTCTTGATTCTTCAAGGTAAAAAATCAACATGACAATTCTACCAGTTGAAATAGTTGATTCGATTCTTTTATATACATCTTTTGAGTTGGCTATTCAA